GTCCATCTGAACCTGTTGAACACCCCAATTTGAATATCTTTAACCATCAATTGTTCGTCTACATACCCCATCCGATCAAAAAATTCCTTCCATAGAACCGCTAATGCTTGCAACTTCTCTTGTGGACCAATATTTCTAAAATCAGGGTATGCCCAGACTAAACTAGCGAAGGCACGTGCTGGATATTGATATACCGCTTCCAATGTAATAACTTGTTTTAAGTACTCAGTTACACCAAATTGCCACCAATTTTTCTGTTTGTTCACCTTCATACCCACATATAAGAAAAGATCAGCAAGCTCACTTAATACAGGAACGGAATGCGAAATCATATCTCCATCGTCACCTTGTGCCTTGCCCGCTTCATATTTGCCCGCCGAGCGCCGTTGTATTATCCGTTGTGCCGCAAGATTGAATAGTGAATCACAAAAAGATGTCAAATAAAAACCACTTGGCATACCTTTATTCCACTTACCTACTACTTTTCCTTCAACATCACGCACTTCCAATGCACCTAGCATATCACTAACTTCGGATGCACAACTAGCAGCATCACCAGATAACTCTTCAGAACAATAAATGAAAAAGGCAATCCAAAATTCTCGACTTACATTGTAGTCAAACGCTTCAAAATCAATAGGTATGTGAAAACTACTCTCTAATGTTGCTCTTGTTGTTTTGATCTTGTCACCGCCACTCATAAACATAGTCATATTTTTGTCTATTTCAGGATGTGATGCCATCAACGCTTCGAAAAGATATTTTTGCCGAGTATACACACCCAAAGATGCGTTCGCAATGAACCTACCCTTAACGCCCTTTTCGTCCGGTTTTATGAATGCTCGTATACCCTCTGAATATATTGCTTTGAGGCTAGTAGCTTGTAGCAACTCCTTATCCGTTAAACTCAGAGCGGCACCGAATTTAGTATTAACACGTTCACCACGATATTCAAGTTTGGAAGCATGTGCTGCACCTGTATTCATCCATGTCCACCTAGCAAAAAGCCATCGTTCGTATGAGCCAAATTTATTAAGGCCGGAACCAACTTGTGTTCCCATAATGAGCCTAAACTCTCTTATAATTTCAACAA